CGACTGTATTTTGTGATAGACATTCAAAAGAGAAGGGGGTATCAAATTTTTTTGATAACAAAAAAACATTCTCGTCTCACATCTAATAGGTATTGACTCACATTATGAACAAGAACGCAGAGGCGCGGGGTCCTCTAGAATAGTCGGTTATACCCCTTTTTAATTACGCTGTGGAAGACTTGGTCGGCTTGCGCCCACGACGCTTGGGGACAACCGTCGAGGAGGGGTCGCTAAGCGAGGGCTCCCCTTGCGTCGCGGTCTTCGAATCGACGGACTCGGTCGGCTTCTCCTGAGAGAAATACTTTTCCTTCTCTTCCTCCGCACGACGTTTGTATTCGTCCTGCTTCTCTTTGGGAAGCTGCTTCCAAGAAGGAGCTACGATACGAGTCACCTCGACCGTGCTGATCCCGGGGTTCTCCGCACGTACCTCCCGATTGCGTTCGCTCATAAAGAGCAGATAACCCGTGAAGCGAGGTTTCTTCTCCTTTTTGGCTTTGGTTTTCTTCTTCTCGCATCCATCGATGACGACTTTCAGATCGTCCGTCATCAACTCCGCCGTTTGGATCGCTATCCTGAGCTCTTGAATGATACTATTGTACAGGTTGTTATAAGCAATAGTGGAAGACGTCATCGTTATATGTCGTTGACTTTGTGGTATATGGCGTAGTGAAGGTGTGTCATTGCAAAAACAACACCATCAAATTTTTTTCGAATTGTTCTGTTAAGTCGGAAACGGGTTTAAAAAAATTGACCGTAACTACACTCACGTTGCAGTCGTAACATCAATCCTCTGTCATCATGACGGTTACGGATGAGCCCCTCTTGCAAGAGAACGAGGATCGATTCGTGATGTTTCCGATCAATCATCCTAAAATGTGGGAGTTGTACAAAAAGGCGACCTCCTCCTTCTGGATCGTAGAAGAGATCGACTTTTCCGACGCTCACGAGTGGGAGAAGCTGACTCCGAACGAGCAGGAGTTCCTCGAGAATACCCTAGCGTTCTTCGCGGCGAGCGACGGTATCGTGAACGAGAACATCGTTACTCGCTTCTACAACGACATTCCGATTACGGAAGCCAGAGCGTTCTACACGTTTCAAATGGCGATCGAGACCGTGCACTCCGAGTGTTACTCGCTGTTGATCGACACCTACATCAAAGACCCGGTGCGTAAGCGTCGCATGTTCGATGCGTTGAACACCACTCCGGTTATCCGCGAGAAGGGGGAGTGGGCGATGCGTTGGCTTCAAAGCGACGCGAGTTTCGCGGAGCGTCTAGTGGCCTTCGCGATCGTGGAAGGGGTGTTCTTCTCCGGGGCGTTCGCATCGATCTACTATATCAAAGAGAAGGGCATCCTGAAGTCGTTGACGTTCAGCAACGAGTTGATCAGTCGCGACGAAGGCTTGCACACCGAGTTTGCGGTGCTACTGTACAACACCTTGAACAATCGTCTTAGTCAGGAAACGGTCGAGACGATTTTTCGCTCCGCGGTGGAGCTGGAAAAAAAATTCGTGTGCGAATCTTTACGATGCGGATTGCTAGGACTCAACGCGACCCTTATGGGACAATACATCGAGTTCGTGGGCAATCGTCTACTCAAACAACTCGGTTATGACCCGTGCTTCGAGACACATGTGTGCCCGTTGGACTTTATGGAGCGCATCTCCATCACCAACAAGAGCAACTTCTTCGAAGTGCGAGTGGCGGAATACAGTCGTGCAAATATCGACAAAACTCACGGTGAACTTCAATTCGAGGACGACTTCTGAGCGTCCACCGGTAGCAGATAGCTCACGTACATCACTAGTTTTTTGTAGCATTTGTTGATCGTCACCTCCGAAATCTCGCACGCTTTGGAGATCTCCTTTTTGGTGACGCCGTGGTTTCGAACCATGCTGCACAGATAGATCGAACCCGCGGCGATAGACGGCGGAGCGTTCTCGGACACGATGGAGTATTTGTCCGCCGCGCGGACGATGTACAACGAATCCTCGACGATGTCCGGGCGATCCAATTTCGAACAGAACCGAACGATGAAGTCGTCGGGGCTAGTAGAAGCGACGTTCAGTCGCATGATCTCGTGGAATTTCTTGCATCCCTTGGTCATCGTCGTGATGTTGAGGTTGAAGATGGAGGCGATCTCCTTCGCGCTGCGAGGGACGCCGTTGTTCTTGCAGGACATGTAGATGCTCGAGGCGATCAGGCCGTTGCGATTCTCGCCGCGCGATATTTTCATTTCGGAGAGTTTTTTGTACATCACCTTCGCGTCTTCGATGATAGAGGAGGAGATGCCACCGTTCGTGGCCTTGGTGTTGAGACGATTGATCACGTTGTACAAACTGCGCTCTTTGTACGGCATGGAGTTCCACATGTGGTACTTTCGTATGCGAGCCATTTCGTAAAAGTTTTTGGTCATTCGCTCGGTGCCGATCACCGTACCCAACGAAGACTTGGGGAGGAACTCGTTGGTGGGCATTCCGCAACGAGTGGGGTTGGAGGACTTGTTGTCGTTGAAGCCGTAGTAGCGCCACTCCGCGCCGTAGTCGATGTTTTTGTACTGCACGGTGCCGCACGTCATGCAGATCACATCCATGTCGTCCTGTTGAAAATCTACGCACGTGCACGCCTCGTTCACGCACGCCAAAGGGGATGGAACACACTCTTCTTCAAGGGGAAGCGACTCTGTTTTTTCCAACTGCATCTCGGAGAGTAGATGCCAAAGAGAGTCGTCGTCAAAATTCGAAATTGATGCAGGATTCGCCGGCTCTTTCGACGACACGGAGACCCGCTCAAGCTTGGGTGTCGCAGCCCCGTACGTCGTCAGTCGATCGGACGACGACGACGGGGACAATCGCCCCGTTTTTATCGAGGCCGGGCATGACAATCTCGCCGAGGTCGCGACCGCGCGATCCACCTTGTTTACGGAGGAGGTCGACACTCGATCGACTCCGGCGCGCGCCAACATCAAAAGCGGCAACGATCCCGGTAAGGTGAGGGAGACTACGAATTTAAAGTATCTTTTCCTTAAGTAAAAAATAATTTGGAATGGAGCTCTTTTCAAATTTTTTTTTGTCGCATGTGGAGAACGGTGTGCCATCCGACGCGATACGTTTGTCGAACGCGACCTCGATCCTCGACGCGGTACACGCCGCGATGAACGCTCGCGCCGGTCTTCGTCGAGTCTACGTCGTGTACTCCACCGCCTCAGAGGCTACGGAGTTTCTCAACACCTTGTTCGCGCGATACGGGAAGGTCGACTACGGGCGTCTTACGGAGGTTCGGGCGATGCACGAGTGTGTATTTTTACCTTGACTCCGATCGCGGCCTCGACGTCGGACGGTATCATGCGCATGTCGATCAGTCGTTCGTTCGCCCGATAATCCTCCAGTTTCCCTTCTTGCTCCAAGGTGTGCAACATCTCCTCGTAGGACATGGCCGCGAGGGTGGCCGCTCGTTTGACGGAGACTACGCCGGCGATGTTGTCGGAAGGGTCTCCCGCGAGGATCTTGCGCGTGAGGTCTTCGCGGGCGTCCCCGGTTCCTCGTTCCGCGATGTTCTTCCGTTGCAAGTTGAGCAGAAGCGTCTTGTCGTCCGCGAGTTGCAGATAGTCGTTGTCGTTCGTGATGATCGTTTTTGACGTGTTGGGAAGCTGACGGTGAATCCAACCGATGATGTCGTCCGCCTCCGCCTCTTCGATCATAACATACTGAACCCCGTGATCGCGCTGCAGGGAGGAAAGAATCGTGGAGTACACGCACTCGAAGATCTCCGTCGGAATGCGAGGGCGGTTGTCGCGATTGGATTTGTAGGTCTCCAACAGGCGCATGCGCCATATGTGCGCGCGCGGGCAGTCGCCCACGAACACCGCGTGTTTCGGGTGGATCTTGCATTGGGTGCAAAGTTTGAGGAAGTTGGTTTTGAACAGACGACTGAAACGCGCCACCATATCCTCCATGTCCATCGTCGTTTCGGATTTCTTGTACCAACAAAGCAGCGCGTAGTATCGATGAAACACCACGTACGACAAATCTATCAGCAGCAAGGGCGAGTCCGGATCGATCACCAGTGCGTCCTCGGAGCACGCCCGCGCCATGGGCTCGTCCTTATATACAATACACGTGCGTTTAAATTCTACTCCGTCAAACCGCATGTCAACGACGTGCTCTTTTCTCGTTGATATCAAATTTTTTTTTACTTAAACAGATGCGCCACACTATTGATGTAGTTAGAGGGAGGGCAACAGCATGGGGATACCTTATTATTTTTACAACATCACGAAAGCGCACAAGCATCTCGTGACGGAGTCTCACAAACCTTGCGAGCGGCTGTTCCTCGACTTCAACGGGATCGTGCATGTTTCCGCCGCGAAAGTTCGCGAGGAAGCGAAGTCGACCACGACCCAATCCGACCTCGAACAAAGCATCTTGTCAGAAACGCTCAAGTACGCGGAACATGTCATCGCACACTGTCGTCCGAAGCGCTTGCTGTACGTGGGGATCGACGGGGTCGCGCCATTGGCGAAGATCAACCAACAACGCCGTCGTCGCCACATGGCGTTTTTCGAACCGGGGTCCGAACCGGTCGAAAAGGGGACCGAGCAGGTTGTGCGATGGGACACGAACGCCATCTCGCCCGGTACGGAGTTCATGCGCAAGCTCTCGCTCGCCTTGCGTTCGCATTTCGAAACCGAGCGGCGCTTCCAAGTGCACATCTCGGATGCGGAGGAACACGGAGAAGGCGAGCACAAGATCTTTCGACGCATCGCCGAAACCCCCCATCCCGGTTTGGACGTGGTCTACGGTTTGGACGCCGATCTGATCATGCTCGGGTTGTTGTCGCCTCAGTCGAACGTGGTGCTCATGCGCGAACCGCAACATTTTCGCCGCGAAGCGCGAACCGCCTCGAACTTTTTGTACTTCGACGTCCGCGAGTTCCGACGCGCGTTGCGTAAACGATACGCGAACACCATCGACGTCGAGTCCTACGTGTTTCTGTGTTTTTTCCTCGGAAACGATTTTCTACCGTCGCTCAGCTTTCTGAACATTCGTAAACAAGGGATCGAGCTGTTGGTCGAAACCTTCGTTCGAGTGAAACACGACGAGACGTTGCTCACCGTGGTCGACAACGTATGGCGAGTCAACTACGGTTTGATGGGTCGGATTATGCAGGCGTTGGGTGACGAGGAGACCGAGCGTTTCCGTCAAGTGCACGAAGAGTACTTCGGGGCCGATTTGAGAAAACTGCGCACACCGCAAGCTCGCGTGGAGAACTACGGACTGTGGTGCAGGAACCCGAAGCAAGCCCCCACGGTGGACTACAACTGGCGACATTCGTACTACGTGACGCTCTTCGGGATGCTTCCGGTCGGAGACAATCTCATCTCCGAGGCGTGCGAGGCGTATCTGACAGGCGTATCGTGGATTACGGAGTACTACTACAATCGTCGTAACCCTTTCGAGTGGTTCTATCCGTACCACTACTCTCCCACGATCGTCGACGTGAACAATCTGCTCGAACGCGAAGACCGTCACGACAGACCGTATCCGCACGTCAAAAAAACGACCGTGGATCGCATCACACCCGAGATGCAGCTGATGATGATCATGCCCGTGCAGTCTCACGCGCTTCTTCCGGAAAGAGCGCGAGCGCTTTGCGCGGACAAACAGTTGCGATATCTGTTTCCACGTAAATTTGGAGTGTCGACGTATTTGAAAACAAAACTGCACGAGTGCATCCCTATGCTACCCGCGTTGAATCCCGAAGCGATCGTCGCTCGTCTCACTTAAAAATGACTTCGTAGTTGGAATGCACATCGCCGCGTAGGATTTTGCACTTGCTGTCTTCTAATTTTTGAACGCGGTAAAAGATGATTTTCTTCTTGTTGACGATCTTCTCTCCTCGCAACAGCCTATATTTGAACAGTTTCAAGAATTGCGACAGGATGGTGACCGCTCTCTTCTCCGTGATATCGTACAGGTATATCTTGGCCTTGCAAGGTAGATAGTAGATGATCAGTTCCGGGATGAGCTCTACCAAACGATCCACCGTGTTGTGTTCGATTAAATCGCCTTTGCTGAATTCGCGAGAATCGTCCAATCCGTTTAATCCGTACGCTTTAAGAAGCTGGACTAAAAAATCTTCGGATGGAACCTCACAGAAAAGCTGTAGGTATTTCATATAACATCGCTTACTCTAACCGTACAATAAATTTAAACTTACCGAATTTTCCCCTGTTTTTAATTTCAATTACAAATTTTAAATTACAGACCAAAACCATCTCGACACGTTCCACACCGTTTCGTGACCTGTTCTCAAGTTATTTCGTCACCGTCGAAGTGATTCGCAGCGCCTTCTTGCCTTTCAAAATATCCGCGAGGGTGGGCCGAACAACCGCACGCACCATAGTTTGCGCGGTTTTTATCGAAGGAGGTGGTGGAGCGGGTGGCGCTGCGGGAAAAGACTCGCCGAACAGGCTTCGAGGTATCCCGAGCGGTTCCCGCCGTCGTATTTGAGCGAGTCGCAGGGTGACCCCCATTCGATTGTCGTTGATCCATACGTTTCGAGGGTAGACGATCACATCGAGTAGATCGTGCTTCTCCAAACGCTCTCTCGGCAACGCGCGATACTCGTAGTCGAAGCAGGTGACGTCTTCCCATCGAATGTCAAAAAAAGTCAAGGTGTCGTTCATTGCGCACACCGCCTCCACGCGATCGATCGTCTTGTGTCGATGCGTGGGATGGGACTGTATGTTACCGATCACTCTCGTTTGAAACGCGCGCAAGGCGGAGATCCCTCCTCCGACCTCCTCTCGTACACGCACTCCTCTCCCGTCGATCCATACTATGCGCCAAGCGTTCAAACGCAGCATGAGATACTCTTTGGTCGTCGCGTCTACGAGTCCGAATACGAACAGACCCGGACGGTATTCGATCGGTTTGCGCAGTATGACTCGGGTATTCTGCAACTCGTGCTGCGCGTACACCTTCATCGCGCTCTGTTTCGTATCAACATACGCGCCACATGTTTAAACCGTTGTCTTCAATGCCAATACAACAGACGGCGCTCCCACGCGTCGGAGTAGTGCTCGTCGGTCCCTTTGATGTACATCATGTCGTCGCGGTAGGTTTTGTATCGACATTGCAGAAGGACCTTGTCTTCATGGCTGATGGTTTCGTAGATGGAGTTTTCGTGAGAGTTGTGCTCCACGAACAGATACTTTCTCCCCCCGTACTCATGCACATGGCTCTCGCTCTCTTCGAACGCTATACACTCGCTGATCGCGCGGCCGTGGGTCACCGGACCGGTCACATCCAAAATCACCGGCTCCACCTCTCCGAAGGAGCGGGCGTTCACTCGCTCCTCGATCTTTTGTAAAATGCGCACGCACAGCTCGTCCTTCGGATGCTTCACGTACATGAACGCGTTGTACACGCAATGACGACCGATCGGATTGTCGATGACAAAGATACCGTCGTACGTTGCGATCAACTCGTTGAACAAGCGATAGTTGATACAACGAATGTGCACGTCCGCGTAGATACCTCCGTACTCGTACATCATGCACAAACGCCACACGTCCGTTTTGAAAGCACCCGGAATGAGATTTCGGAACATCTTACCCACCTGCACTCCCTCGATCTCCTCCGGCATGGACAGGCCACAGTCCGCATCGCTCGATTGCACTCGATACACGTTGTTCACTCGATTCCACGAATCCATAATGGAGATCAACTCCTGGAATTGGTCCGGATCCTCTTTGATGTCTTGGAAGGTGCTCAAGGTTTGAAACAGATAGCAACGTTTTTCGCGAACCGTTTTTGTCTCCTCGTTGTTGTCCTCGTCTTGATCGCTGTCCTCTTCGATACTCCATTTCAACGAAGCGGAGGAAGGAAACACCTCGGTCGCGACCTCACCTAGCGATTCGTACACGCGAGCGAGCAAGGTGTTCTCCTCGATGCGAAACAATTTGTCACGAGTGATCCTGCTGTGCAGATTCAAACAGAATTTGTTCGTCACGAGCTTGTTGTACATCACGCTGTCCGCGGCGAAGTCTTTGAACAGAGACATCACCATATCCTCGCTCACAGCGTTCATGTCTCCCACGTTCAGCAGGGTCACTTCGTCTTTGTATTTCTTACTCAACTTGAAGGGTATGCGATGGACTAACTCGTCTCGATCGGACTCGCGATAGGTACGATACGTATCTAACCATTTCGTAAGAAACACCGAATTCGGTCGCGCAAGGATGTTGTCGTTCGAAACACGGGCGTTATCGGTCTTCCCCAAAACACACACGTGTTGACGCAATTCGTCGAAGCTTTTCAACGATACGGAGTCGAAATTCAGGTAAATGCCCCCGTATTTCAACAGCAGTTGAATGCGCATAATGTCCAAAATGTACTTTGACGTGTGAACGGGTTTACCATAAATGTGAGTGGGAACGTGATTCATCTTGATACACTTCACGCTTTCCAACGATTTGCATCGAGACCAATACATACCGAATGGTTCGTGAAAATACCAAATGAAGACGTTCGTCGGATTGTGCGCATTAACAGCCGTCTTCACCGCAAGATAACGATAGTATTCGAACCGAACGTTGTCGCGTTTCTCCAGATCGCATATGTAGTGGATGATATTGGGGATTTCGTCTCGAATCAGACATTGCTGAATATCTACGTTCGCTTCACATTCGTTGAAGTTAGGCAACCAATTGTATGAGATCGCATCGGTCAATATAGTAGTATCCGGATGCTCTTCCATAAACCAAGAAATTTAAGCAAAAGATATAAATAATTAGCGATTCATCTTTTCAATGGAGCTTTTTTGTAAACGTTTAAACACGGCGCGTAATCTTTTTTGTGGTTGGTTTTGTTTCAAAAATGAAATCCTTAATTTAAAGACCAGAGATCGTAATATTTAAACATTTAATTTTAATCTAGTTGTGAAATTTTGGTCATTGTTTCATTTTTAAGATTCGATTTGGTTCCACAAGGAAACGATGAGCGACTCCGGTGAAGGAGCTTCCAGTTCGTCCTCGCATTTGCTCTCAAACAGATGGACGCAGTAGGTATCCTTCACCAATCGTTCGGTCAGCGGTGTTTTTTTCTTGAAGAGCAAGTTGATATTGGACCAATGGATCGGATAAAACGCGGTTGTAGGAAGAGCGTGTACCAAACGCTTGTCTTTCAAATACAGTTTCATGGGCAGCTTCACGCTGTGTTCGTCCCAATGTTTCTTCCTTCCCACTCCACGGAACGTTTTGTACTCTTGAAACCATCTTTTTACGAACGCCGCGTTCGGTTTGCAAAGCATGATCGCGTTGGGCAAGTGCTGCGAGTCTTGTGTTCCGAGCACACAATCGTGGTGAAGTAATGGGTCGAAGGATTTCAACGTGATCGTATCGATGTCGAGATAGATTCCTCCGCATTCGACCAGCACTCGCATACGCACTGCGTCTGATATGTGCGCGTAATGGTGCAATTTATTGTTGAAAATGTGAGTCGGAACTCGAACTCGGACTAGAGTCACGAGCGCTTTGCAGGCGTCCCAATGGGGGCCGTAAGGCTCGTTATGGTACCAAAAATAGATCTTATGGGGGGCGATCATTCGATTCGCCGACACGATCGCCCGACACTTGTACTCTTCGAAGGGCGTGTCCTGTGTTCGCATGCCGTACACGAAGTGGATCACTTTGGGAATGGTGTTGCTTCGCGCCGCGTCTTTCACCGCGTCGCTCTCTTTGATCTCCCGAATGTGCGCACCGCACCAACCATCGTTTGAAACATCCAATGTATCTTCTAGTTCGACAACAGACCCACGCATTGATAAATATCTATAATATACAGAAATTAATGCAAATAAAATGCTCAACGACATTCGGACAACGTTGGACCGGTTCGACAGGTCCACCACATTCGAACATACATGATCAATGAGAGCCACAGTATCGCTCGAACGGAGACGAAGAGCGTGTGCCACAACCGCCCTCGTTTCGAACAATGACGCTCGAACTCGCCGTCCTTGTTGAGCACAAAAAAATACCACGCGTACACACCCGCCAACGTGATGAGATATGCTGTGCGCAAACGGTTCATTCTATTATAAGTTTATTAGTACGTTTTTCTCTGATCTCGGGTTTGTTCTCGGAGTTTCCGAGCTCCAAGTCGAACTCCGCGTCGCAGTCTTCCGGTGTCCACGTCGTCTCCTCCTCTTTGGGTTGAGAAGCTCCGGACGCGAGCTGCTTGATCGCGTCGAGATCGACTCCGATCTGAGAGTCCCCGGTGCCGCATTTGGCGATTTGTCCGAGCATGATGTTGGCGGACACGCCGTTGATGCGGTCCGTCTCTCCGAACACCCCCGCCTTGATGATGATGTCCGAGGTCTCCTCGAAACTGCATTTGGCGAGCGGACCGATATCCGAACGATTGATACCGTGGCGATCGATCGAGAGCAGATACCCCTTCGAGGTCATCGTGTCCACGAGCAGTGCGATGTGACGATGATTCACGCTGGTGCCTCCCTGATTGAGAATGTCGTCGATTTCGCGGTACAGCGCCTCGCGCGCCGCTTCCACACCGAGGATCTCGTAGATCTCGCTGACGTCGTTCGATACGGTGCGCACCGAGTCCACAAAGCTGTTACCCAACACCTCCCGCAAGTTGGTTCCGTCCGTTTCCAACACGTACTCCTCGAAGTTGTGGAAAGTCCGAAAGACGTCGTCATCGGTCAGAACGCGGCGCTTTCGTTTGTTTACGGACACTTTGCGCACCGACTCCACTCCGGAGACGACGATACGCTCCATGATGTTGTACTCCAACGCCTTCAGATCCGTCACCTCGTCCTGCAAATCCTTCTCCGTGAGGCAAATACGGAATATGATGCGCTCTCCGTTGTCGTCGTTGAAGAAGCATTGGATCTTGTCGTCGTAGTATTCCACCAACGCGAGTTGCACGTCGTGTGCGCGAAGACCGGCGTCGAGCATACGCGCGCGATCGATCTCGAAGCGTAGCACCCACGGAGAGTGCACCTTCTCGCAGTTGATCGGATCCAACGCTTGAAAAGCGGCGTACTCGTTCAAGAACACCATGTCTTCCGCGATTTGGCTCGTGCGCGGATTGGGTTCGAAGTACACGCACGAGGAGGTGACGAGATCGCGCACGTAGGTGGTTTCGATCGCGTTCATCGCGCTCTGCGCCTGTTCGTAGTCGCTCATGTACTCCGGACGCAGATACACCGTGAGCGAGGGGGCTTTGATGTTTTTGCTCACACTCAGCAACTCCTTGATGCGAGGGACGCCGCGCACCGCCTTGGACGCGGACGCCACACCGCTCAAATGGAAGGTGTTCAGGGTTAGTTGCGTGGACGGCTCGCCGATGCTCTGCGCGGCTACCACACCGACCATCTCGGAGGGGTTCACGAGCGCCTCTCGATAGCGCTGCTTGATTTGCTCCACGAGGAAGTCGAAGGCGGTGCGCGTGAAACGCTCCTTCACCACGATCTTCTTGGGAGACAAACAGTGGCGAAGGAGCAGGTTCATCGTGGGCATGCGATCCATGTAGGGCGCTGCTTTGCACACGTCGTACAGCTCTTCGATTCGCTCCATCACGTAGAAGGGGGACAGGTCGCTCAGCTGGATCGCGTTGTCGAGATTGAACATCACTCGTACGCGGGTGATCATGCGCGCGATGCTCACCGGTAGATGCAACGCCGGATTAGGATCTCCGCGAAACACGCGCTCGATCACGAACTCGCGATCCTCGAGAATTTGCTCGAAATGCTTCGTCATGGTCGTCTGCCAATCTTTGGTGCCGTAGAACGCCTTCAGCGTGGACGTGTTCAGCACCCCTTTCAGATTGTCCGACTCCGTGATGAGATAGATGTCCTCCATCTTCGAAAGATCGATGTCGAAATCGAGATAATCTAAGAACTGCTTTTCGAGTTTGATCGGATCGATCGAATCGTCGCCGTATTGGAACTGAATGATGTTGCCGCCCGCGCTGCGCACGGTCATGTCGAAGTTCACCTTGGCGTCCTCCATGGCCTTGACCAACTTGCGCTGCAGATATCCGGTCTCGCTCGTCTTCACCGCGGTGTCGATCAACCCCTCGCGACCGCCCATCGCGTGGAAGAAGAACTCCTGCGCGGTCAGACCACCGATGAAGGAGTTTTGTACAAAGCCGCGCGCTTCGGGCCCGTCGTCGTATCGCGAAAAGTGAGGGAGAGTGCGCGAGTCGAATCCGTACTGAATGCGCTTCCCCTCCACCGACTGCTGCCCCACGCAACCCATCATTTGCGAGACGTTGATCGGCGTCCCTTTGCTCTTGGAGTTGATCATGTTCATCATGCGATTTTGCGAGTCCTTGATGTTCTCCGTGCCGATGTTGTTGATGTTTTTGGTGGCCGCGTCCAAACGCTGCGTCACCATCGCCTCGAAATGGTCGTGATTGTTCATGATGCTGTGGTTTTTGAAGTCTCCGCGATGGATGTCCGCGATCATCTTGTACACGTCGGTGTGCAGATTACGGATCTCCTCCTCCAGCTTCTTCGTGGTGCTTTGGTTGATCATCAGGTCGGAAATGCCCACGGAGAAGCCGTTGTAGACGAGCCAGTCGCAAATCAGCTTCTGCGTGTTGTCGAAGAGCGCGGAGCACTCCTCCATACCGAGCTCGTTGTACACGGTGTGCACGAGACCGTGGCTTTGGCTCTGATAGAACGACTTGTCCACCAGACCGCTCTTGATCTCCCCTCGTTCCACCACCACTCCCTTCCCTCCACGAAGAGACAGCGTGGGATCGATGACGCTCGACAGCAGCTGACGTCCGTGCCAGATGTATGCACCGTTCACCTGCTTCTGCGGAGGTGGGAAACGCCCGGTGAACTTGTTCACCCCCGCCAAGATGTTGAAGTACTGCTTCTGATTGACGTAGGTGTTGTCCTTCGAGATGCGATACAGCCCCACCACGATGTCCTGCACCACGGAGATGATCGGCGAGGAGTCGCGCGGAGAGATGATCTGCGTGGGCACCGAAGCGAGCATCCGAAGCTCGTTCTCGGTCTGCAGAGACTGCGGCACGTGCATGTTCATCTCGTCACCGTCGTAGTCGGCGTTGTAACTCGGTGTGCAGCACACGTTCAATCGAAACGTGTCGTACGGCATCACCCTCACGCGATGCGCCATCATGGACATCTTGTGAAGCGAGGGTTGGCGATTGAACAGAACCACGTCTCCGTTACGCATGTGCCGATCCACGATGTCGCCGTAGTGCAGCTTCGGGTTGTCCATGTTCCGGAGTCGAATCGTGCGGTAACCAGACTCGCCGTTGTTGGTGCGAATGTACTTGGCGCCCGGGTACACGTCCGCTCCGTTACGAACCAGTTGTTTCATCTCGTCGATGTTGTACGCGTTCACGATCTCCGGGAAGGTCAGATTCATGGCCATCTTCACCGGCACGCCCAGCTCGTCGATCGCGATGTTGGGATCGGGGGTGATCACGCTACGCGCGGAGAAGTCCACACGCTTGCCCATCAGATTGCCTCGAATGCGCCCCTCCTTCGACTTGAGTCGCTCGGTCAACGAACGCAACGGACGACCGGTGCGTTGCTTCGCGGGCGGAATCCCCGGAATCTGATTGTCCACGAAGGTGGCCACGTGGAACTGCAGCAGAATCGACCAGTAATCGATTTGTTCCGGGTTGACATTGCCGTTTTCGATCTTGCCCCGAAGCGTCGTGTTGGTCTTGATGATATCGCACAGCTTGTGCGTCAGATCGTCCTCGCAACGTTGGCCGGTGTCGTTGCGCACCGACGGACGGACGGACGGCGGTGGCACCGGAAACACCGAGCAGATCAGATTCTCCGGACGATTGATCTCCTTCGGGAATCCCAAGATCTCCGCGTCCTCGTCGGTGATTCGCTTGAGAATGATCATGACGTCCTCCGGGGTGAACACCTGCTTCAACATCTCGTGGTCCTCTTTCCATTCCATAATGATTTTGCCTATGTTCTCCTTGGCGAGACGACTCGGAATCTTGGCGCCGCACCCGTGCGGGTTGTCCGACCCGCATCGCTTGATCTTCGAGCAGCACTTGTAGATGTGATCGAAGCGCTTTTGTCGAGAGAATCGCTTGCTCATCATACGAACGATCATGGGATTCTCCGGATCGATCAGCAACCGAGAGCATCGAAAGCACACGCACTTCAGCACCTTTCGCACCATGTCGAAAAATTGGATGTAGAACACCGGACGAGCGAGCTTGATGTGTCCGAAATGGCCCGGACAGAAGGTGTTCTTTTGCTGACATGTTTTGCATATTTTGTCGTTTTCGATCACGCCCATGCGCGCATCGAAAAGACCGCCGATGATCGGCTCGTTTCCAGCGTAGGTGTCCGTAGAGACGATCTCGCAAACCGACTTGTTCACGATCTCATCCGGACCCATCACTGAAAATTGGACCGCTTTAATCGTTTCGACGTCATTGGTGAAGGATAACTCTTTATAAATGGACATCGATCTCTGTGGTTTACCATATTCACATATTTTTAAATTCGTACATATCAATTTTTTTTGATATTCGATTGGATGAGTAGTTGGAACACACAAAAAAGCATATAAAGCGCAGTCATCTTACCTTACTCGTGAACATTTACACGGTATGGTGTTGACTAGAGCGCAAATGCGTAAAAAACGTAACTCTTCAGACGACACTTCGAGCGAGTCGAGTGAATGCACGCGATCGTCTACGTCGTCTTCCTCGGACAGCGATACGGAGAACCATTCAGAGGAGGAAGGGGAGGAGATTTATGATGACCAAAACATTTTGGAACCGTCCGAGGAGCATGGTGTGCAGCTACCCCCTTTCGTTATCCTCTCCGGCGGCATGGGCGGCATGGGCGGCATGGGCGGCATGGGCGGCATGGGCGGCTCGATCTCTCGCAAACGTCCTCGTAAAAACTCCTTCGAGGAGCTGTTGTCGAACGACGAAATGGAGTACTACAAAACACTGAACGCGCGCGACAAGCGTTTCTTCGACGACGCGCACCATTCCTTGGTGTCGAGGGTTCCCTTGGCGGAGCCTCCGCGATTCCGATTGATGCGCGCGCAACTCGACGAGCGAACGATGAAGGTCGCGATGAAGAAACTGAACACGCTGTCGTCCATGGCGGACGGTCACCACGACGGCGAGTACCACAAGCTGACCAATTGGATCCAAAAGTTGTGCGATGTTCCGTTCGGCCGCTACATACCGATGCCGGTGCACCGCAACAGCCCTCGAGAAGACATCAACAGTTTCCTGATCAACACCAAACGATGCTTGGACGACAACGTCTACGGGCACGCCGAAGCGAAAGACAACATCGTTCGAATCGTCGCGCAATGGATCTCCAATCCCCTTTCCAAGGGGAACGTGATCGGCATCCACGGAAGCCCCGGCGTGGGGAAAACCACTCTGATTAAAGAAGGGGTGTGCAAGGCGATCGGGCTTCCCTTCGCGTTCATGCCGCTGGGAGGAGCCCACGACTCGTCGTACCTCGACGGTCACTCCTACACGTACGAGGGATCCACGTGTGGGAAAATCGTGGACGTGCTGATGCACGCGGGATGCATGAACCCGGTGCTATACTTCGACGAGTTGGACAAGGTGAGCGAGACCGTTCGCGGGAAGGAAATCATCAACGTGCTCATTCACCTCACGGACCCTAGTCAGAACGATCAGTTTTCGGACAAATACTTCAACGACATTCGGTTCGATCTGTCCAAATGTCTCATCGTGTTCACGTACAACAATCCGCACTACATCGATCCGATCCTCAAGGATCGAATGATCACGATTCACACGAAGGACTACACCAAGTCGGACAAAGTGCACATCGTGTATCAGCATCTGTTGCCGTCGGTGTTGGAACAGTTCGGAATGGATCGGACGTCGGTCGAATTGAGCGAGGAGGTGTTGTATCACATCATCGAACGTATCTCGCCGGAGGCCGGTGTGCGCAATCTGAAACGCGCGTTGGAATGCATCGTCTCCAATCTTAATTTGGAACGTTTGACGAAGACGGAAGCGACGCAGAGCGTTCAAATCATCACTACGAAATTGGTGGACAAATACGTGCCCAGCTCTACGGAGAGAGTGAATCCGTCAGCGAGCCACATTTACTTGTAGCGCTCGAGACGTACGGTGCGATCTCGTCGTCACCGACGCTGTTGAAGCCTCGGGTTCCGTAAACACGACGAGTGTCCGGAGAGACGCACATGCAACCGCGCTCGTTGGAGTACGTCGAGGGACAGCAGTGAAGAGAGAACTCGCAGTGCTTCATGATCTCCATGCTCTCGTTGCGATACATGTCGTCCTCCTCGAACTTCTCGATGCGAGCGCTCGACCTACGCGCGCACAGACTGATGGTCATCCCAATAATCGCCCAAACAAGCATGATACTCCACACTCGCGACATGACACAACGCTTTTAATATAATGAATACACTAAATGTATCGTTGGATTGTCTTGTTCGTTTGTATCGTATGCATGCTCGCGAGTCTCCGATGTCGGCGACCTACGATTCGAGAGGGATTCTTGAACGCGGACGACAAAATCGCGAGTGCCTCTTTGGAGGAGCACGGGTACGCCATCGTCCCTAGCTTCCTCGACGAAAAAACGACCGACACCTTGCGCGATCTCATCTTCGACACGATGGAGAACGAGGAGCTCACGCTGGGCGACATCGACACCACGAACGATCGGCGGTACGACGTGCTCCTTCCGGTGACGGCGGACACTCGGAAGGTGATGCGAACGGTGTACAAGCGACTGCGCGGGCTGTTCGACGCTTACGACACGAATCCGTGGCTCGCGGAGCACTCGTGCTTTCTGAATTTTCCGTACTCGGATCCTCAACGTTGGCATCGAGACATAGAGGAGCCCATCGGTCGAATGATCACTGTGGGAGTCGCTTTGGAGGACATCACGGAAGAGATGGGGCCGCTGGAGGTGCTCCCCGGTTCTCACAAGAATCCGCGCGACATGCGACAACGCACATGCATCGAGGAGATGAAGGATCTGTGCGGATACTTCAACGACGTCGCGAAAGACCGAGTGCCGTGTTTGTGTTCGCGGGGGTCGTTGATCATATGGGACAATACCCTCGTGCATCGCAGCGCCGCGAACAAGAGCGATCGACTGCGCTCCATCTTCTACTTCACCCTTCTGTGCGGATCCGACAAAATCCCGAAGGGATCCACTCAGTCGATACTTCCCGAGTTCAAAAACATACGAATCTCGGACATTATGGGTAAAACGTAAATCAATGCATTAATTTTAATGAAAAGTTATCATTGTATGATCACTATTGTAAGATGAATCCGTATCTGTATGCCTCCTTTGCATCGTCCGTGGCCGCGTATCCTTTCGATTTGATCAAAAACCACCGCCAACTCAATCAGCATCGAACCCCAAAAACGTGGCCGATCCACACGCGAGCCCTACTGTCCAGTATGATGAGGAATTCGGTATTCGTCACCACAAAACTGTGGACGTACGATCAGTTGGAGAGGCTTTCGCCCTCTACGAGTTTCGCGAACAAGGTTCTGTACGGAGTCGTTGCGGGAGTGTCCGGAGCGACCGTCGGGAATCCGTTCGATCTGGTGATGGTGCGTATGCAAACGATGTCGAATCCCACCACCTTGGCTAACGTGTGCAAAGAGATTTACCAAAAGGACGGCGTCTTCGGGTTTTGGAACGGATGCGAGCATATGATGAAACGTGCGGCGATCGTGACCGCCTGTCAGCTTCCGGTGTATCATCAAACCGCTCAAATTCTCGAGCCGTACGAGATGCCGCCTCACGGGTTGGTGCTCGTCTCCGCCACAACCGCCGCGATGGTGACCGCGATCGTATCCAATCCCTCGGACGTGTGTAAGACACGCCGGATGCGCAATCAATTCCCCAACACCATTTGGAGCGTGGCGAAGCAAGAAGGGCTGCGGGGACTCTCCGCGGGGCTACCTTTCAGTATCATGCGACAAGTGCCGGTCAACATCACTCGCTTGATGGTGTTGGAGCTTTGCAAAAAAGATTGACAAGTTAAAAAAAAAATATGGACGATGCGATTCGACCGTCGTGCACAGTTACCATCCGCAGTAACGATGTCTACGCCCTCTTGAAGCTGATCGTCGCGTGAGGCTTACGACCGAAGATCTTACCGATGTGTGCGGATCGCTCGTTGAACTCGTCAACGATGGGGCGAATGTGGGCATACAGACCGTCAACCCCGTCCTTCTTGAGGATCGGTTTGGACGATAACACCGCCTCTCGAATTTGCCCGATACGCTGAGTAGCTTCGACAATCATCGAGGTATGGCTCGTATCGGTCTGCAGTTTCTTGACTCTCGTTTTCAGCTCTTGCTCGCACGAAGGATCCTTGCTCTCCATGTACTTCGCTCTCATAATCAGCGCCTTGCGATTATGCGCGGTCTCGTTGTGAAGCTCGGAGGTCCTCCTGACCTCCGTCTCGATGTGGCGGATTTCCCGCAAAAAGTATATGACCGTGTTCCGATCGGCTGCGGGCAGATCCTGCATCTCTTGGGAATCCATGAAGAGCCTTTCCGGATCGAAAGTGGTCGAGGAATCGACGCGATTGTTTCTGATCCAATCGTAGTAATGAGGATTCGAGTTGCCCCTGTAGTGGATGTTTCCCGTCCGCCAACAGAACGCCGTCGAGCAGCTGGTGCAGAACATGTCGTTGCACCCGTTGATTTTGTGGATGGATACGTTGCACTTGGGGCACGGCTTGCAAGACTCGCGCACAAGTCGAATGGTGGCGAGCACGTCTTCGTCGCACTCGTGATTGTCCGTCTTCTCCTCGAGGCAGCTTTTGCAATGCTTCGTGGAGCACACGCAGCACACACCGGAGCTCGAGTCGATGAACCCGCGACAATCGCTCTTCGTGCAACTTCCGAGCACACTCTTGCGTTTCTCGCTGGACTCGGGATCGTTTTGTAGGCCGAAACTAGCCATACGATCATTCAGTGGATCAAGCTTTGACTTCAGTTTCCTCTCCCTCTCTTGATACTTCCAGATCTTCTTACGATTTTCATTGAATTTCTCGACGAGATTCTTATGCTTGGCACGCATCTCGACGAACGGTGCGGTACTCGGAAGCATCGCCTTTTGGCGGCGCACCTCTACGTCGGCGGCGTGCGCGATCATACGCTTGCAGACGGTCTGCGGCATCATATGGTAGAGCTGCTCGCGACTCCAAACTTGGTTGCAACTCATGCAACGAGGCTCGTTGTCGCTGCCTTCCACATACCGAACCACGCACGTACGACACGCCGAGAAACCGCACTCGCAATCGAATTTGTTGCGATTGCAAGTGATCGGCTCCACGCAAATCTCGCAAGTATTGGTGCAGGCCATCGCGATGTGTAGGGTAGTGCCTTCAGAGCGGTGTTGGTGTGTTTTTTTCTCAATTTTTTTTTCAATATATAGTACGATTAAAGAAATTTTGCATGGTTTAGAAAAAAAAACCGATCCCGGGGTGTGCGGTCAAAACTCACTGTATAAAAATGAGTTACATCACCCACGGTCTGGAAAATTCGTTCCATGATAAGTTAGCGTGTTTCGATTTGGAACACACTTTGATCGAACCACTCCACAACGCCTCGGAGGATTTCGATTTGAAATTCAAAGCCGACGTGATACCGACGTTGCGTTTGCTTCGTAACAACGATTGGTCTATCGTCGTGTTTACCAACGCGAAAACTAGGGACGCGCTCGATACGAAGCAGTGGGCAAATGTGTGTCAATCCATCGAAGCCACGCTTGGTTTTCCAATCACGATATTAATCTCCCTACAGGACGACGCGTGTCGCAAACCGCTCACGGGGCTTTGGGAGGTGTTCGAGTTGTTCTACGACACATGCACCGAAGTGTTCTACTGCGGCGAACCCTTCGTCAACCACAACATCTACTTCGCTCGAAACGTAGGAATACCCTTCGTCCCGTGCGACAAAGTGTTTCGAAACAAAAAGATCTCTCACGCATCTAATACGCTTCGTCTCGAGAGGATGCGTCTGTGAGCCCGATTCACAGCTTGTTGTTCGCCCACATCCCTGTGCAAAAGTGCATCCCGTAATTCGTTTTTTCGTGTTGTAACTTCTTGATCATACTAGGCTTCGTATTCGTGGGAGGATGAAACATGTATCTAGGTGGGACATATATTTCGGAGGATCGTTGGGGATTCTCTTCCAACCAAAGTTTGGTCATTTCGTACAAAAAAACCGGGCCTGTTCCGTTCACAACATCCTGATTTGTACGGTACTTCTCTCGTTTGTTTGTGAACAGCGTGTCGATCACCATCTTCCAAAACGGATGGTTGGGTTCCGAAGCGAAGATGCTGTTCCCGATGCAAGTGTATTTGGTCGGGTTCTTGCACTCCTCTCGATTGGAGGGAAGGACAATCTTCGCATCCGACTCCAACATGTCGAACGGCTTGAACATCATGTAATCCAAATCTACATACAGTCCACCGTATTGATACATCAAAAAGTATCGAAACATGTCGATTCTCATGATCATTCGCGGTAACGCCATAAACGCTTCGTAATACAAGGGAAAGTTTGTTTTGATCTCATCGAACATATCCTCGTCGGTCCAAAATTTGTACTCAAAATCGGGATGGAGCTCCAAAATGGTGGATTGACAAGTCGCATACACTTCCGGCAAGGGGGACGTAACTTTGTAGGTTTGATGAATGATTTTTGGAATCATTGTATATCTAATTATGAAGCTATCTATTATCACATCTAGTTTGTCCGCGAGTGAGAAGCTTCTTACGCGACTCTTCAAGTTTTGTTGGCGACTTTTCGCAACGTTTTGGATATACGAGCGCCGACTTTCGATCCGTGATCGTCTGCGATTTGATTTAGATCTTTGGCGGTGTGCAGTGGGCGTTTGCATCCCTTCGTCAGTTGTTCGAGTTCCGCGATGAGTTCGGACGGAGATAATCGCAGCCTCGGGTTTCCATGCAAACACCCTCGTAGGATCTTGGTAAATTTGTCACGGACGGTTTCAGTTAGCGTGATTGGATTCAACGTTAAACCTAACAGAAAGGTAACCCCGAAGGAGTAAATGTCCACTTTGTTGACGTATCGATCGAACAACAGCTTCATAGATATGGTCTCCGATTGAAGTTCCTCCGTGTAGGCATTGATTTGATCTTCGAGCGTGTTCACGTCCAAATCGATCATATGAAGACGATCTACAAGAAACGAATGGGTGTTCCTCGACCATGCTTTCTTCGCCATCAATTTGAATTCCGGCGGATGGAAGCAGTATGGTTGCGTCCATAGATAGCTGCACTCCGGTCCGTACACATACTTCAACGGAGCGCTCAGTCCGAAATCTATCATTCGAAACGATCCGTCTTCTCCCACGATGATGTTGTCCGGCTTCAAGTCCAAGTGACACAATCCACCATTCGACAGCATATGCAGACCCTCCGCGATATACAACGCGCCGTGCAACAGCACATCCTCGGACATCCCTTCCTTGAAACACGTATTCAACGAAGTTCCCTTGTGCGCATACACAAGCTGCTTGAACGTTTTGTTTTGGCGATTCTCGTTGTACGAGCGACAACGCTTCATGTCCTCAATTTGCTCGAGGGTCTCTGCGTCCAAATCGCATGCCTCGGTCATCAAATTGGTGTATTTTCCGGTCGGGTCGATGATCGCGACTTTTTTCATGATGAGGTACTCGTCGTTCGCTTCCTCCGGATCCGGGATAAATTTTCCCACACGTCCGGTCAAAATGGTACCGTTCTTGCACGGTATCGGTGGTTCGAACACGCAACCGTACCTTCCTTGACCCAACAGTTTGTGTGTAAGCGTCATCATGTGATGCATGCGCAACTACGCCCTAACTTAGCAAATACAAAAAATAAATTTTTTTTAGACGGTCGAAAAGCGTTTCGCATTCGAATTCGCGTACATCCTCTTTTTGGAAGCGTTTCGCGTGTTGGAGTTGGGAGAATTCGAGTTGGAAGCGTACGAGTTGGGAGAATTCGAGTTGGAAGAGTTCGAAACGTTTTTGGCGTTGGACAATTGCATCCAAGGCTTTCGGCGATTCGGCGCGGTTTGAGGACGTATGGGTGTCATCATGTTCGAGATCGAAGCACGCGGTGGGAACTTGCGGTCAATCAGTTTGCACGCGCTCGTTAGAGCGTCCACGAGTTCCGCGGGATCATAACGATACATAGGATCAGCATGGATGCACCGCATGATAATGTTCACACACTTATGCGAAAAGGGAGAGTTACTCTCGGAAACATCGCTCTCCAAGTATAGTTGTAACATGGCAATTCCGAAACCGTACACGTCGACTCGATCGATATATTTGTTCATTTCCGATTCGAGCACATGCAATTGATTAGTCTTGGGTAGACCGTTCCTCAACAATCGTTTGAACACGTTTTGAATCTCTTTCTGAAATTGATCGATCGTCCATCCCATTAGTTCGAATTTGCGCTTCAAATAGCTCATACTTTTTTTCATATTTTGCATTGCTTTTTTCGTCAAATACGTGGATAACGTATCAACATCCCACGATTTCACCACATCCCAACTGTGTTCTTCCAACCAATCGTGATCTTCGTCTTCTTCTAACCACATCGCCTGAACCATCGCAATGTAGATCTTGAAATCGGGAGGAAACAAAAAATAATCCTCATCGAGGTAGTAGTTGTCTTCGGAGTAGAACTCTTTGAATTTTCTCGAGATACCGAAATCGATCATAAGCAGCTTCTTGGTGTCCATGCGAATGATATTCTCCTGTTTGAGGTCCATATGGACGAGTTTGTTATGAGCTAACATCGCGAGCCCTTTTGCTAAATGAACGAGTCCTGGAAAGTTGTCTTTGGTGAACATGTCGTCGTTGAACGCATCTAGCGAGACTCCTTTGTGCGGATAAACGATCTGACGATGCGTGGTGTTTTTGATATGAGGACATTTCGTATCGGGATTCATTTCAATGATTTTGGATCTCGCGACATCACACGTTCCCAACGGCGTGTTCGTGTACACGCTTTTTGGATCCGCATTTCTAACCATTTTCGACACTCGAACCTCCTCCGATGTGGAGTAGTTGTCTTTCATCACTTTACCGACAGTTCCGTCTGTAAAAACCTCCTTGGATTCGCAAGGAATTACGGGACTGAACGCGCATCCGAACGTTCCCTGACCTAACAATTCACCCCCTTTCTTCAAAGATCGTTTGACCATTTATTTACTAAATTGTTTTTTTCATTTACAAAATCATTACGATACGAAAAAAATGCTCATAGGAATGCGTTCATGATTCGCTGTCGTATGGTAAGACTTGGTTGCAATTACATGACGCGATTCCTTTGATGATCGCTCCGGTGCCACCCAAACAGCAATACGCCAAACCAAACGCGGCGGGCACGAAACACAGATCGAAGAGAACCATGATGGCGGATAGTTCGAATCATTCGGATGCAACAAGCGACCGTCGAATTTTTTTTTAGTACTTTCGAGAGTGCTTATGGTTTAAGGTTTATTTAGGGTACTCTCTCGTACTTCTTCGTACCCCCCTCGAAAATAATATTCGTGTCGCTTTCCACGAGCACCCCCTGTCGGCGTTGTATCAATGGGGATAACAGCTCAACTGAAGGAGTGTGATTTGGAGTTGTTATGTTATAATTCATTAAAAAATGAGGACGAAAAGCGATTTGCGTTGCGAATTATGACCAACTGTTCTAGATTGAAACCGGAATCATTTGAGATGCTTTGTGGGAGGACTATGAAAAGAAAGGTGTACGTTGAAAAGACTTGTAGATTAGGGCTAGAGCTAACTTTGCGACTGTACAAACCTCATGGGTCAATAACAATATACATAAGAAAAAAACGAACAAGTAGCCTAGCGCTTTTACTCGCGGATAATGATTTCAACGTCATTGATACATGGACAAATACACACAGTAAAGACAATGATATGCACGTGGAAAACTGGAAAAAATGCTTGATTTATGAATTCGATGATTCAGTGGTGAACTACATCAAAGCGGGGATATCTAATAAAAATAGAGACTTGAAGAGATTGATAAAAGACAATTTGACAAATCCTAACTTTCATGTAAATATACGAACGGATAGTTTTACATGTATAGCCTAAATCATTTACACGATACGAAAAAAAATGCAGACTACAAACAGCAATACGCTAAAGCCAAACGCGGTGGGCACGAAACATCGAAGATATTGTTTTGGATAATGCATGATAGCATTATCGTTCTTTTTGTCTCAGGTACTCGCCATATTTCATCCATATGTCGTCGCTACCCTCGGCTTTTCCTACGAGAATCTCGATGACATCTCGACAGGTAAAAGTCTTACCGTTTCTATTGGTAGGATTGTGCATGTATTTGATCATCGCATTCAAATCTTTGAACGTCTTTGTAGGTTTAATTTTTCCTCTCGTACCCTCTCGTACCCATCGAAAATAAAATCCTTTTTGTGTGGGATTTTATTTTTTTTTGTCGATAGTGCATGGTGACTTTACGATTCGACCAATCGTACCGCCAGACCACGTTTGTTTCCGGTTGTCGACAACCCTTTCTCTTTGCACATCTCGCGGAGCTGCACCAATTTATACTTGCGCATCATCTCGTCGACCTTCACGGTAGAGTCCGTCTTGTACGCGTCCAATTCCGGATCGTTTTCCG